ATAGGTAGATGGAAACATGGTGGGATCTCACAAAAGCATACTCATTAGCTCAACTGGATTATCCAGAGGGCTTGGGTATGAGAAGAGTCTTGATATTAAAAGATCAGATGTTTGGTTGGCGACCATTACACGAGATCCCGCCACAAGAATTACAAAAACTAATTAATAAACTGAGGGAAGAATATGTCAAACTCAACCATAGAGCGGATTCTGGAGAACAGATTCAACCAGACACCGATACGGATCAACGAGATGATACTGTTAAGAATAAAAGAAAGATTGGAGCTTGGGGCAAAAAAATACGGTGACACAATTGATCTAAATGATAGCAGAGATTTCCTAAAAGAAGCCATTGAGGAAGCGTTAGATATGACTGTGTATCTAACAACATTTTTATTCAAAATAGAATCAGCATTACGCAACAGACCGAAAAACGAAATTAATGTAGATGAACTTATTTTAATTATGGATGGACTTGGAAAGCTCATATTAGCAGAAAAAGGAAACCATGATACTACAAGAGTACAAAAAGCACAGCAGTTAATGGATCGCTTAACCGAGTATGCGGATACTCATTTTAAAAGTAAGCAGAAATTATAGTGCCACATACCATAACCACATACCAAAGGAAACCAAACTATGGAACTTATCATTAATGGGAAACCTATTCCTTTAAAAAGGCATAAGCATACCACTCGCAATGGCAGGATCTTTAATTATGATCCATCAAAAGCCGATAAAGCTAATTTTTTAAAGAAAGTCCAAAATTTGGCTCCCGAGGATCCTTTATATGGAGCGGTCTCGGTATCACTTGAGGTTTACCTTGTTAGACCTAAATCCCATTTTGGAACTGGTCGCAATAGTAAAATACTAAAAGATAACGCTCCAAAATACCCCATAATATCGAGTAAAGAAAACGCAGACATTGATAACTATATCAAGTTTGTATTTGATGCATTGAATGGCGTGTTTTATAAAGATGATGGTCAAATAGTACATCTTGAAAGCATTAAAGAATATTCCACAGAACCAAAAACCATAGTAAGGATATACCCTTATGAGTATTAAAGATAAACTGCCAGTATCCAGGAAAAGATACGAGCAAGAAATAAATGAACTTAAAAAGAAAAACGATGAGCTGTTAGAAGCCAATGCAATCTTCGCTGTTAAGCTACGTAGAATAATGAATTTACTTGGAAAGTTAAAAGCAACACCGCCAATGAGCAATGTACGTTTTATACAGAATGTAAAGGATGTGTTTGAACGATGAGGAAAAAAATACGAGTAATAGATCACAGACCTCAAATACTGAATTTTAATAAAGCTGTAAAATTTAAAAAAAAATCAGAGATGAAAAAGAAATATGATGAGTTATTTAAAGAGGGTAAATATTTTTTAAAGACTGGATACACAGATATTGAGCCGTATCCTGGTTGGTATATTTTAATGGCAGAGATAAAAGAGCCTAAAGTATTTCTTATAGATGATATTGAAGAAATAAACCCAAGACATGATACAATAACAGATTTTAAAAAGAATTATTACAGATGAAAAAAGCATTAGCATTAGCATTACGAGAAAAGGCAGAACAGATTGCCTTCAATTTTAGTAGACACGATAGAGATAAAAATATATACAACGAGCAGTTTACAGTAAAAAAGATACAGCCGTTATCTGAGTCCACAGCAATTATACATTTTCAGAAGAATACAGGTAAGGTAGGTATAGCCTTTTGTTACTGGATCAACATGAAAGGCGGTATGTGGCAGTATTTTTTCCCTACATATGATCACTGCGTAGGAGCAGAGAAGATTAGAGACATATTACACGGTATAGAGATAGATAATTTTGATAAGAATTTTGAGAATGTCTAAAAACATTTATATAGCAGATACTAAAGGTCAATGCGTAAAAGTTAGGTTAGATCTTGAGAAAAATTATATCAAAGGTATGCAAAAAGGTGCGATACCATTTTTACGAAAACTTGGATGGGAAATTGTAAAGCAAAAAGGTAGGTATATCAAAGATGTTTACAGTTTGAAAAGATATAGAATATTTCATCACACAAATAGAATAAAAATCAATAGAGATGTCTAAAAAAGCAAATACATCTCATATCGGTTTTTGTGGTGAGCTTTTTGTAAAGCATCATATCTTGCAAAACTATCCAGAATATAACGTATATGAGCCAATGATAGATGAACGTGGCGTAGATCTAATTGTAGAGAGAAGAAAAAAAGAATTTATTCGAGTACAAATTAAAACCATTACAGACATGAAAACAGATACAGCGGTAGAAGTAAGGCTAAACAAGTATGTTAAAAAAGATCTTATTGATGTTGTTGCTGTTTACTACGTTGAAAAAGGGTGGGTGTGTTTTGTGCCGTATAATGATGAAGCAAGTATAAACCTGGCATTGAAGCCAAGTAAGAATAACCAAACAAAGAACAGAAGGTTCTTTTATCAATACATGGAGTTCCCCTATGAATAAAGATAAACGTGGCTGGATACGGCTACACAGAAAGACAAGGGATCACTGGCTCTGGGATAATAAAGAAGTTAAATCAAAGTTTGAAGCATGGATAGATCTATTAATGATGGCATCACATCGTGAGCGTACTGTGTATATAAAAGACCAATTAGTTACCATTAAACGTGGTGAAGTATGCTGTAGTTTGAATGCATTTGCCAAGCGGTGGAAGTGGTCAACTGGCAAGGTTAGGCGTTTCATATCTGTACTCAAAACCGACAAGATGGTGGTACAGCAAACGACACGAGTTGCGACACATCTAAGTATCTGTAATTACGACACTTACCAGGGTGAGCGACACGCAGACGGTACACCAGACGGTATGTCAAACGACACGCAGACGAAACGAGAACGGTACACAGAGAATACATTAGAACAATTAGAAATAATTAATAAGAAAGAAAAAAAAGAAATTCCTTCATCTGATTATATATCAATCTGGAAAAGAATCTATCCACGTTTTGGATATCAAGAGATGCAATACGCTGGGTATACCAGTTTTATTATCCAGGCTTGTAAGCGTTTAGGAACTGATACGGTAAATAAATGTTTGGATCGGTTCCTTGCAGATAAAGACAGTAAGATTAAACAGCTACGGTATTTATTCGAGGAAGGTATTGATCAGTATTTAGTATCAGATAGGAAGATCCAGGAGCAGGTAGTAGTAAAAGATAAGATATTTAACTGCTATGAGTGCGGAGCAGAAAAAAGAAGCAAGGAGAATAAACTGCCATCAGATCAGTTATTTCATAATTGCGAAATGGAAGGTGAGTTTGTACCAGCTTGGGAATATAAAGCAAAATTGGCAAGAGAGAATCCAACTCCTAAACCGCCAACAGAAGAAGATAATATCAACAAAGTAATGCAAGAAATAGGATGGCCTAATGGGTAGCATATTAGAAGATTATATTGAAGGTAAGTTTACCAGATATAGCAACAGGCAGATCAAAAAGAATAAGACTGGTAGAAGCCATGTAAACGAAACAAGTCAGTATAGAGCAGATATTGCAATCAAGGTATGTCCAGACTGTAACCGCACCTGGGAACAAGCAATTAATTCTAAATCAATCATTAGACATCCCAGGGGAACTATACCTACCTACGGTAAAAAAAGACAAAAGTGTTCTTTTTGTTAGATATATAACAAAAAAATAACATCCACTATTTACCGTTAGTTAGTTTATGTGCATATTCTACCCAAATATGGATATAACAACTTTTATAATTCAGAGTTTTATCACCCTCGTTGCCTTCATCATGGGGGCTTTTGTGTACCATAAGGGAACTATGGTCAAGCCCCCGCTCTCTCTGGATTTAAACAAAGAAGATATACAACGCCAACCCGAGTGGGATCAACTGTGATTATTGAGTTTCCTTATGAGTTTAATGATTTTGAAGATAAGCAGGAATTGTGGTCATTGATGGCTATTAGTGCGTTACGTGCTGGGCTTCATACGGATCAGATTATTATAGCATATGCGTAACGAATCCAAGCTTACTGAAAGACAAAAAATGTTCTGCAAAGAGTATATTGTTGATCTAAACGCAAAACAAGCGTGTATACGAGCAGGATACAGCGAAAAAACTGCAAAACAGATAGGTTCTGAGAACTTGTCCAAACCTTACCTACAAGAAGAGATAGCAAGGCTAATGAAAAGCCGTGAAGAGCGGGTAAAATTAACAGCAGACAAAGTATTAGAAGATATAGAGCGAGTACGAACCCTGGCAGAAGGATCAGAGCAGTACAGCGTTAGTTTAAAAGCAAGTGAACTGCAAGGTAAGCATTTGGCAATGTTTACAGATAAACAGCAGATCAATGGACAAATAGAACTGCCAAAAGTAGAGATTGTTTATACAGATGAGTAGGTTTGTATTAAATCCAAATCAGTCAAAATTTGATAGCTGTGATGAGCAAGTTATTGCATTTTTTGGTGGTATTGGTAACGGTAAAACCTTTGCAGGTATTTTAAAAGGCATTAAAAGGGTAATGAACCCTAAAAACCCGCCACAGCTTGGTATGATAGCCAGGCAAACTTATCCAGAGCTTAGAGATAGTACACAAAGAACATTTTTTGAAATATGTCACATGATGGGAATGCTCCCAGAGGTTCATTATGAATACAGGAAGCAAGAAAACAGAGTAAAGTTTGTTAATGGACATGAGATTATATTTAGATCATTAGATGATCCAGCGAAGCTATTATCAATTAATTTAGGCTGGTTTTATATTGACCAGGCTGAAGAGGTCAGCGAAGAAGTATTTTTAACGCTGTTAGGGCGTTTAAGAGCCGTAGCAGATCCACAATGCTGGATCACTGGTAACCCACTTGGGCATAACTGGATCTGGCACCGTTTTATCCATGATCCAGTGCCTGGTAATATCATATTTAACGCAAAAACAGAAGAGAACATACATAACCTGCCAGAGGGGTATGTAGACTCATTAAAGAACAATTACAACGAGATCTGGATCAATAGATACCTTTATGGAAGCTGGGATGCGTTTGAAGGGCAGATCTATCCAGACTTTGAGCCAAGTAT